TCAACACTGCACCTGAGCAGGACGATGAACGTCAACGTGCCTACACGCATTACCGTGCAATCGTCGATATCACTAATACACTACGCCAGCGCGTAAGTGTTCGTGATGAAATCAACGCAAAGCATGACGGTGACAACAACCAAACTGAAGAGGAAAGCTGAGACCATGTCAAACAACGTCCCAGATAATACTCAAACAAATACCCCGCTGTCTGTCGATGACGCGGCGGATGCACTCTTGGCTCGCTGGACTGACGCTGATGAAAATCAGCCATCAGAAAGCGATGTTCCAGAGGCAGCAGATACGGAACCCACCTCCGAGACTAATGGTTCCGATCTGGTCGATGAGCAAGATACCGAAGTCGAACTAGACGACGATCAAGATCTTGAAGGCCCTGAAGAAGAGGAGCTCGACGAAGACGACTACGAAGATGAAGATGATCAAGAAGAAGAAGAGACAGAGGAAGAGGCCGAAGAAGCCCGTAAACTGTCCAGTGATGATCTTGTCTCAGTAACCGTTGACGGAGAGACCCATCAGGTACCTGCTAAGAAGCTTGCGCGTCTTTATGGACAAGAGGCCTCGCTCACCCGAAAGTCTCAAGAACTAGCTACCCAGCGTAAAGCTGCAGAAGAGGCAGTGGGTAAAACCAGTGCAGTTATGCAGCGGATGCTTGAGAAGGCTGAAGAGGCTTATAAGCCTTACGCCGATGTCGATATGTTGGTCGCGTCTAAGACCATGTCCGACTCGGACTTCGCGCAATTGCGTAAAGAAGCCCAACAAGCTGAGGATCAACTTAAGTTCCTTCGTGAAGAAGCCGACACCTACTACTCATCAATGCGATCTGAGCAAGATAAGCTTCTGCAGGAGCAAGCCCAGACAGCAGTGAAGGTGCTGCAAGAAGCAGTGCCGGAGTGGTCCAATGAGCTCTATAATGACATCCGCACTTATGCGGTTGCCCAGGGCTTGCCGGAAGAACAGGTGAACATGATCGTCGATCCTAACTCGATCATGATCTTGAACAAGGCGCGTCTTTACGATCAGGGCAAGAGAGTTGCCTCTGTCAAACGTAAGAAAGCATCAACAAAGAAGACTATGCGGTCGCAGAAAGCACCGCCTAACTCAAAGCAATTAAGAGCCGAGAAACAGGCTAAAGCGCGAGCAAAGCTTCACGCATCCGGTAACGATCTCGACGATATTGCAGATGTGCTTATGGGACGCTGGGAAGAGTAAAAAACCCGCTGAACACATTGAAAGGAAAAAACAATGGCAGCATATACAACTTATGACCAGGTAGGACTCGCGGAGTCCGTTGACGATATTATTAGCGATATCACACCCAGTGATTGCCCTTTTTACAGCCTGGTAAAGAACGAAAAAGTAAACGCCCGTACATTCGAATGGCTTTCAGACGAGCTAGCTCCGAGTGCCGATAATGCCGAAGTTGAAGGCTTTGAGGCTCAGGACGACAATCTTCTGGATGTTTCTACCAACACGAATACGACACAAATCATGTCCAAAGTATTTAATGTCTCAGGAACTGCTGATGCCGTTAAGACTTATGGTCGTGCGAAAGAAACTGCGTTAACCCTGGTAGCGTAGTATAAACCTCGTGAATTCAGGGGAAGCCTAAGTCGAAAGATATGGTAATCCTGAGCGAAGCCCCGTTAGGGGAACGTGCAACGACTATTCCGCAAGGAAGTAGGATCAAGTGATCCGAAGCGCGAGGGTCTGCTAAGGCAGACATGATATAGTCTAATCTTATGTCGAAAGCATAAGCTGGCTTCGTGCCGGTCTCAGTCTAACGAGCTGAGGCGAATACAAATGACCAATTAGGTAAAGCCCTGAAAGAGATCAAGCGCGACTACGAACGTGCTATGGTCGGCGTAGATCAAGCGTTGGTTAACGGTGGTACCGGCAGTCCTCGTAAGATGGCCTCCATCACCAAGCAGATTGACACAAGTGTCAGTGCAGCTATCGGTGGTACGCGCAGTGCTTTGACTGAACAACACCTGCTCGACTTGGGTCAAGACTGTTACACAAACGGTTCAGAACCAAGCGTCTTTATGATCAAACCTGTCGATGCGCTCATCGTAGCTGGCTTCGCTGCCTCTGCGGGTCGTAATCGTGAGTTTGCTCAGAACCGCGAGCTGGTTAACGCTATTGATCTTTACGTCAGCCCCTTCGGCGAGTACCGCGTAATTATCAACCGTCACCAGCTAGACAGCCATGCGTTCCTCATCGACCCATCGATGTTCCGCACGGTGTCTCTCCGTCCGTTCACTCGCACTCTGCTTGCTAAGACAGGCGACAGCGACCGTCACATGGTCACTGGCGAAGTATCGGTGAAGCACATGAACACGGCTGACTCGGGCATGATTACACGCTTGTCCGATGACGGTTCGGTTGCCCAGCCCGTTTCTTAGGTCTGAGTAATTAGCTGATTGGGAACCCAGGGGTTTGCAGGTTTCTGCTCTCCTTACTGCTGGCCCCTGGGGGACCTTTCAACGACATAAGAAAGGAAGCATCTATGTCTGATACAAAAGATACAAAATCAATACACGACATCAAAGAGGAACTAATCCAAGACGGTGATCGTGTTACTCGTAAGAAGTCACAAATCATTCCACAAAGCTTTATCCAAGATTTACGCGATCAACGCTTTAACAGCTCGCACACGCGAGAAGGCGACACCCAACGTCTTGCGTCGATCCCTGTAGCAGTCCACGAGAAGTGGCTGCGTGAAGGCTTTGATCTATTCCAGCATTCTCACAAGGATGTACTGAGGCGTTTGAGAGCCGAAAACCTAGACGCATTTATTGCAACTAACAAGCAGGTGTAATCATGGCAGCAGCCGGTAAGAAGTACTCGAAGACTGTCCGCAACTCTAAGACGGGCCGTAAGAAGACGGTTAAGTACGGAGCTAAAGGCTACAGCATTGCACCAGGCACCAAGCGCGGCGATAGTTATTGCGCTCGCAGTCTTGGCATCAAGAAGCGTCTTTCTAAGAAGAAACAAAACGACCCTAACACTCCTAACAACCTTTCGAGAAAGAAATGGAAGTGTAGCGGGTCTAAATCACGGAGAAAGTAAATGGCAGGACGAGGATTATACGCAAACATTCATGCGAAAAAGAAACGCATCAAAGCCGGATCAGGCGAGAAGATGCGTAAGGCCGGAGCTAAAGGCGCACCTAAAGCTTCTGCTTTTAGGAAAGCCGCCAAGACAGCCAAGAAGAAGCCAGCCAAGAAGCGCGGCAGCAGGTATGCCTGATAGTGACGTTTACCACGCAAGGTTATTTCGTGATTTCCGCAGCGCATACATATGGGCATCGGAGCTTGGCGAAGGCAAAGGCACTTCCTTTAGCTTTGAAGTGAAGTGGGACAGCGAGGCATTGGCTTGGAAGGCAATAGCCAGATGGACGGTAACTACATCCAATAGAGAGGATCAATCGCAATGAATTACGGCAATCTAAAAGCGCATTTTAATGATGTCCTAAACCGCAGCGATATCAGCACAGTACTAACTGAGCGTTTTATCGACCAGGGCTTGGCGCGAATCCAGCGCAGCCTCCGAGTGCCTTTCATGGAGAAGCAGCGGAATTACACGATCAGCAGCTCAACCCAATCACTTGTATTGCCTAGCGACTTTATTGAGACACGAGATTTGTACCACAGCTCCGGCACGACACTTGAGCGAGTGAGCATGGAAACAATGCAAGCCCTGAGGTCTAACGGTCAGATAGGAAACCCGACCAAGTACGCTCGAGAGCAAGCTGAACTGCTTATCTATCCGCACCCTAGCGATGGGACAGTAACACTTAACTATTACGGCGAGCTCGAAGCGTTTGTGTCGGACAGCACTGAGACAACAATCACGAAAGTGGCACCTGACTTGGTTATTTATGCCGGTCTGACCTTCGCTGCCGATTTCTATCTTGATGAGCGTAGTCCGCTGTTTGAGGCAAAGTATAAAGCTTTCCTCGAAGAGCTGCAGGAGCAGTCTAACGATCAGGAGTTAAACGGCGGCACCCAGAGCATTTCTTTAGCCTTTACATATGACGAGGAGTAACCCGCATGGCTGACAGTAGTTTCTTTAAAGATGGCGGTACTGACTCTGGAACCTTTGCGAGCATCGACTCAAGTCTTGCTGATGCAGAGGCCAGTAAGGTAGCAGCCGAAGCTGCCCAGGTCGCAGCCGAGCAAGCTAGTACAAACGCTGCAGCTTCAGAAGCCCAGGTGGCGAGTGATGCTTCTGATGCAAACATATCTAAGATTGCCGCGAGCCAAAGCGCGCTATCGGCTAGTTTTAGTGAACAAGATGCAAAGAAGTTTGCTGTAAACCCGGTAGATCAGTCGTTTACTACTGACCTCGGTAATTCAGGCCCCTTCTTCTCGTCCCTACACTATAGTGAAAAGGCAGAAGACAGTAAGGTCTTAGCCGCCGCTAGTGAGACTGCAGCTTTTGATAGCGCGGCGGATGCTGCCGCTAGTGAGACTGCTGCTGCCGATAGTGTGACTGCTGCTGCCGATAGTGAGACTAATGCCGCCGCTAGTGAGACTAATGCCGCTGCTAGTGAGACTAACGCAGCCCAGTCTGAGCAAGACGCAAACATTCACAAAATGAATGCACAAATCGCTGAAAACAACGCAAACTCTTACTCAGCTCTAGCGCAATCTTACAGAAATCAAGCAGAAGACCATCGCGACGATGCAGCCAAACTGGCAATTGAACCTGAAGATAGCCAATACACCCTGGACGATGGGACGACACAGGGTTACTCGGCCCTGCACTACGCGGCAAAAGCCGAGAGCGATATGCTGTCAGCAGAGACCTTCTCACTGAATGCTCAAACAAGCAAAACCAACGCACAAAACGCTCAGAATGCCGCGCTTGTGTCTGAAGGAAATGCCGCAGCAGCTCAGACAGGGGCGGAAGCAGCTCGTGACGCTACTTTGGCTGCTTTGGATAGTTTCGATGATCGGTATTTAGGAGTTAAGTCATCGGATCCAACTGTCGATAATGACGGTGACCCTTTGCAAAGTGGACAGCTCTATTTTAATAGCACATCACAGTCGATGAAAGTCTACGATGGCAGTAATTGGCTAGCCGCTTACTCATCCTTGTCGGGCGCACTGCTTGCAGCGAACAATCTTAACGACTTAAACAACGCAGCCACAGCTCGTACCAACCTCGGTCTAGCAGCAGTGGCTAGCTCCGGCGATCTGCTTGACTTAGGCATCACCGATGGCACTAACAGTCAGGTGCTTACTACTGATGGCTCAGGTACATTTACCTTCGCAGATGCCCCAAGCGGTGATCTTGTAGACGATACGACACCTCAACTTGGTGGTGATCTTGAAACAAATAGTAACCACATCAAATTCACAGATGGCGACAAAGCTATCTTTGGTTCTGGTTCTGACTTGCAGATTTATCATGATGGGTCGAACAGTTATATTCATGAGGTCGGCGCAGGTGATTTAACCCTTTTAGTCAATGACTTTGAATTAAAAAGCACTTATCAAAATCGATACATGATCCGAGGGTCATCGACCCAGGTTTCGCTTTGGTGCAACAATTTCCCTAAGCTTGAAACCCAAACCACAGGTATAAAGGTCTACGGTCGCGTTGACTGTGACGAGGTCTCTACTACTGGTAACCTCTCGTCGTCCGGCACAATGACCCTTAACTCAGGGTCAAACCAGATTTACTTAGGTGCTGACGGTGCTATTGAACTTACTCGCGCTGCTGGTGGTGCTTATATCGACTTTAAGGATAGCAAGACTGAAGACTTCGATGCTCGATTATCAGTAAGTGGGTCAGAACTTCAAGCTAATGGTCACAAGATTTGGCATGCTGGCAACGATGGTACAAACTCGGGTCTAGATGCTGATACCCTTGATGGTTACCATGCATCCAACTTCGCTCTGTCAGGGAATGGGATAATATCTAGTCCGACAGTAGTTGGCGACTTGAATGTTGATAACGGTACATTCTTTGTAGACGCTAGCTCAAACCGTGTTGGTATTGGTCTCGGACTTGATGCTAACGGAAATCCCGTTACTCCTAACATGGGGACAGAAATAAAAGGGAGTGTCAGGTTTGCGAGCACACTAGGTGCTGGGCACAGTTTGGACCTACAAAACACCAGCACTGTTGCTAAATTCTATCGACCAAACGGGAGTTTGAGATTACAAGCCGGTGCCTCCAGCAGACCTGAGCTTAGACTAGAGAACAATGGCGATCTAAAATACGGCACTCGGTTTACTATTAAGGAAAGCGATGGCCCTATCCTAGTCGGCACTAATTCAGTAAGTAATAGGCTGTCTACGTCTAGTGTTTATTCACAAGATCGCAATAAAACAGGCTTGCAAGTTGACGGGCCCATAAGGACGCATGACGCTTACGTTTATGATCAAAACGGTAGCAATACTGGATGGGTTTTCGATAACACCCCCAGTCGCGGGTTCATGCACCAAAGTACTAGTGACGCTAACGACTCCCTTGGAACCGTCTCGTTTACGAAAAGATTCAACGGTGGAAGTAGCGGCGGTACATTTAATGTATGTGACGTTGGTTCTAACTATGGCTGGCAATCTGGATGGTTTATCGTAGAAGTCTTTAGCGATTACTACTACAAATCTGGATACAAGCTATATGCTATTCATTCCGGATACGCGCCAAGCTTTACGCATTACTCTAATTATAATCACGGAAGTCATTTCGCCAGCCTAAGTCGAACATTACTTGGTCCATACATGGACACCACAACTAACATCAGCAGTTCAACGGTTAACGGTTCATATTACCTCAGTAGAATTACTGCTGCGATT